AAGCCGTAGGGCAACCCGACGCTCATGCAGATGTGCGACTGCACGAGCCGGATGAACTCGCCGAACGCCCCGCCTGGGCGCTCGCTCTGGAACATTTCCATCTTCTCGCCAGGAGAGAGGTAATTGATCGCGCCGGGGTCGATATTCGAGAGCTTCTCGGTTTGGCCGTTGTCATTCCGTGAGCTGGTCGCGAAGTAGTCGGATGCGTCCGCCGATCCGTTCTCGGTGGTGATGACGCCGGTTTGATATGATGCGTATTTGATTGCTTGGATCTCGGCCTTCAGTGCCTCTTGCAAGTCACGCGCGGCGTTGAGCGCCGTGGCAAATGCGGAGCGCCCGCGATATTCGTCCAGTCGCGTGGCGTCGAATAGATGGATGAACTCCGCGGCGTCGATGTCAGTCGAATCAATGTATTGGTTGTTTATCGTGCGGACGTAGATTTGATATTTCTCCGGCCTGCCGTATTCGTCCAGCATGATGCCGCCGATGTATTTGTCCGAGTCGATCAACCGATTGTAAGGCGATCCGATGCGGTCGGCCTCCACGCTCTGCAAGCGGAGTTCGCCGGCTTCGCGGACGATAACGAATCAGCAGTCGCCATCGCGTAGGATTGCCATGACAGCGAGTTGCAAGAGTGACGTGAAATCATGCCTCCGTAGGAAATCGCACTTGGCGCACCAGTCATTCCAGTATCGCTCAACCTGCGCGTCGAGGTCTTTGTTTCCGGTGCGGGCTTGGTAGGAGAGTCGGCCCGAGACGTAGGTGGCAAATTTCAGTAGTAACGAGCGCACCGGTGGGAAGTTGTCGGCAAGATCGCGAGCAGCGCGGATGAGCTTGTAACGCTCGGCTGTGCCGCTCGTGTCCTCGCCACCGGCAATGTTGCGCGATATGCCGCGCTTGCTGGATTCGAGCGCCGCGTCGAACCGCCCGAAATTGCGCAGGCGGTCTTGCGCAATCATGCGAGCCATTGCCGCCTTCGGTGCGACAACTGCCAGAGCGCGCGTAAAAAAGTCTTGTTTCATATTAGGGTCGCTGTGTCGAAAATGCGGTGACGGTACGTTTCACTCTTGAACCACTTGCGTATTCGATGGCAGATTGCAACTGCCCGACGATGTTCGAGACCTCGGTCAAATTGGCTCGAGTAAATGACCGTCCCGCGATGCTGTAACTCGCCCCCGCAACGGCGATTGCCTCAAGACATGCGATATATTTTTCCTGCAAGCTTTGAAGCGTCGCAAGCGGAAGTCCGAAGAAAGTGGAATTTTGCGCCATCCTTGGGCGCGGGTGTCAAAGAAGCCATGCAATAAACTTCCCTCGCGACTGCGTGCCGCGCTGAAGATCCAGCTTCCTCCATGACTCGGGCTGCATGGAGACAGAGCGTGTGACGGCTGTGCGGCCTCTGGCGTTGGCGTTCTTCTTTCCTTTCGGACGGCCCGCGCCTCTGCGCGGTCCGCCGTGGGTGGTGTTTTTTTTCATAGCCAGAAAAGCCCTGTCTCGAAAACGGTTTCTGTGATGCGCTGGATGTTGTCCTCGATCTCGCTGGGGTCATCGAGACCGCTGTTTTTTATAACGATTGCGTTGGTGTCTGTTGATTCCTCAAATTCGATATCAGCGTCAGGATATTCGGCGAGGAGTGCTTTTGTATATTCCCGTTCCAGCGAATCTTTGACCTGGGCAAATTGCTCTTCGGTGTAGGTTGCGGATGGGTCGATGCTGTTTTGGTCGTGGCGGATTGTGATTTTCATATTTTTGAGTGTTAAGAGATGGCGGCAATGAACCAGTTGTTGATTGCAGTTTTTTTGGCTCCGGTGATTCCACCGGCTGCGGGGGTCCATACAACCGAACCGGCGGCAGTTTCAACAACAACATCACACTGGCGAGGGATAGGTGTAGACATAGAAATATATGCGCCGGAAACCTCGCTGATGCCGGGAGAGCCGATGGTCAGATATTTGCGGATAACGGTGGCGTCGTCTGATTTCCAATCACGAATTCCGGTGATAGCAACTTTGTAGCATTTGGATCCTATTTTGATTTCGGTGGGTTTGTTGATTGGGATTTCAATGGTGTTCATTTTGTTGATTTGGTTTTTTTGTTTTCGTCGTCGGCGTGGTGCCTTCGATCTGGAATGACTATCTCACGCATTTGATTTTTTGTAAACAATTATTTTTCAAAAAGTGAAAATAATTTTTACCGCCCGCAGAGCCGCATGAACACTAGCGCGGCGGGCGGAGACCATTTTCGTGACGCCACGAAAATGGTCACTCCCCAATCGGCAAAACTCCCGCAAGCATAGCGGACGCAAGCGCGATACACTCGCAGTCGAAAAGATGGTTCGGCCTCCCGCCGATCCGCACCCAGCGCGACTCCACCTGTTTTGTTTTAGAGTTCACGATGTCCTTTTTCATTTCACTCACCATCTGCGCGCGGTAGTCGGTGGACGCATCCCTTGGAGTTTCCCACTTCGGCATTGCGTCCGGCTGGCGGATTGCGGCCAGCTTGTCCTTGATCTTTTCGTTCGAGTAAAAAAAGTAGAACGCCCTGAGATTGTCCGATCCGGCGACGGCCGTCTCGATCTTCGACACGAATTTTTTCACGCGCCGCCCGCTCCCGTCGATATGCGAGAATCCATCCTGTCCCGATCCGTGCGATGCCGTCCAGCCGTTGCGCGCGCATCGCTCGTAAACAAGCGGCGTGTCGTATCCCGCGTCAATGACGACGCTCCGCCCTGGCACGTTGTACTGAAGCCCGAGGGATTCAATAGTCTCCCACGTCAGGATTTTTCCTTCTGACAAAAGCATGGATGACCCATCCGCACGGAAGGCGCGGATGACATACCAGAAGTGATCGCGCTGTTTGTCCACGCATAAAAAGCGCCGGTGCTCGCCGTCGATCTTCTGCCCGTCGAGAAAATCAAGTTTCGAATAATCTCCGGCGGTAATCTCCGGCAGGTCTGAAACAATCTCCTCCTGCCACGTCTGCGCCTTGCGCTTTTGAATAAATTGCTTCAGCGGTTCGAGGTTGCCGTTGCCCTTGGCTTCGCTGGCTTCCAGAAACTCTTTGACGATGGAGAACCACGGAATCCACCATACGCCGTAGGCTGGCACTTCAAACGAGCGGTGGCCACGCACGGGGTTCGGGTTGAGAGCGCGGAAGCTCGCGCCGGTCGATAGCCCACGCCGCACTGCGGCGGTGTCGGCAAATTGAACTTTGCAATGCTCGCACTCCATCCGCACCGAATCTTGCACGGCATCCCAAAGCATCTCGCCCGCTGCGTTCTTCGGTTGCTCAAACTTGATCGCGTCGAACGTGTACCGCTGCCACGCCTGGCAATGCGGACATTCCCAGCCCCAGACTTCGCGCGTGCCGCTGTCCCACTCGTGCTCCATCTCATCCGTGCTGCCGCCGCCCTGCGAGCACAGGAACGTCTTGCGGTTCCAGCGGTCGTGATGTCGGGCTTTGAGTTCCTTAATCATCCCATCCTTCCACCGCCAGACCTCATCGCCAATGCAATAGCGCATGGATTTCTCCTGGAGGTTGGTCATGTTCGCGCCGCCCGCGAAAAGAACCATGTGCGGAAAGAAGATCGTCGTCTTGCGTAATGCATGCCGATCCTCGGGGAACAAGGCGCGGACTGGTTCGCACTCTCGAAAAATCGGAAGCAATCGCGACTCCGTCCAGTCCTTCACCATGTCGTCAGTCTGCCCCACGAAAAGCGTCGGCCCTGGCTTCTGCGCGACTATGAAACACGCGAGGGTTTCCATCATGGTCGTCTTGCCAGCTCCGGTGCTCGCGCGGAGAAAGACCTGCGTGGCTTCGTCGTCTGTCACGGCGAGCAAGACATCGTTCATCCACGGCGCAACCGTGCGGTCAAACCGGCTCGCGCGGTCTGAGTTCGGAAAGCGCACATGCGACTCAGCCCAGTCGAGAATCGTCCCGTCGTAGGCGAGTTTGATCCCCTCGGCTGTGCCTGCGCGTTTCGATCCGCTCATTTCATTCCGAAAATTGATTTCAGCGCCTCAACCTGATCATTTGGTTGATCCCGACAATATGGTCCGTCTGACTCAATTTCTCCGTCGAAGTAAGCAACGTCCCACGTCGTCTCAAACATCTTCCGAAGACCGCGCGCGGTCATTGTGACGTTGCCATCGCCGTCGAATGACGGGTTGCGTTTGACATAGATTTTCCAGAGTTGTGAGCGTGTCATGGCTTTTCGAGTTCGTCTTTTATTTCGGAGAGGATTTGTTGCGTGCGCTCGTGCAGCTTCTTTCGCAAGGTCACTTCGTCGAGCCCTGCCAGCGCCCCGCTTGCGTCATTGACAAGCGCGGCGAGCTTGGCGGTGAATACGGCTCCGATCCGGATGCCGTCTTCGCGCACTTGAGCTTTCGGCTCGTAGTCGCCCTTCAGAATCGCGAGTTGCATTTCCAGCTTCTCGCATTCGAGGAGCGCCTTCTTTGTCCGTGCTTCGTTGTAATCAGCCGGTGTGCGCTCTTCCAAAAACTTTTTGCGCCAGGCGGTCGCCGATTCTACGCTGTCCATCGGCATGCCCTGCTTTACCATTTTGTGGATGTTCGGCTGTGTCATGCCCCACAGCTCCGCAAGCTCGGCCTGTGTCAGTTTCTTTTTTCCGTCACGCTGCTCTGCAAACTCTGCCGCGATCTTCGACTCTCGCGCCGTCAGCGTCTTGCCGTCCTTCAGCTTTTGCAGGATGTTTTTAAACTCGGCTTCGCGGATCTTGCGCGAGAGGTCGGGAGCGGGTTGTGGTGGTGGGAATTTCTTTTTCATGCCAGGCGCTTGGGTTCTTTGCCGGTGGCGTCGGCCCAGCGCTGGATTGCCACGGCGACATAGGCGGGCGAGATTTCGATGGCGCGGCATTTGCGGCCAAGCT